CCTCTAGCAGAGGTAGATGGTGTAACATTCAAACCTTCAATACCTCGACCCATTCTTTGACCAAGTAATTTTCCTTCTGCTCTGTTTTGTGGACCACCGCCACCATAATAACCAAGTGCCACCGCTGCTGCTTGATACGGATCAAGTTTACCTGCATTCATTTTCATTGACGCAAGTTGGCCCATTGTAAGTCCAAGAATAGGTGCAACTGGCGCGATCATCGCTCCAATAGTACCTAGATAAGGAGCAATCTCCTTTGGTATTAAAGCGTCACCTATATCATCAAATACATCTCTGATTCCCATTTATTCTCCCGATCCTGATCCCATTGGAATCTGTATAACTTTTACTTGTATGTCTTTGGCTTTATGAACTGACCAGGGTTGGCCACAGTTGCTGCAGGTGCCGGTTGCCTGTTCTTCTGAATCTACTTCATTTCCACAGTTTTTACAATATATTCTCTCATATACTTCAGGTTGCAGAATAGGCACTTCCTTGCCCTCTATCATCTGAGTTCCCAGTATTTTGGATTCTTGTATCTTTTTCACTATGATATCTCCAATACCGATACTATTACGTGTAAAGCACCACCAGCGCTAGCCGTGACTTTGATAGCATCACTGTTCTCAACAACCAATGGTTGTGATAATATTTCCGTGGCTGTGTTTGCTGCGATGGATAAGACACTTGTAATGTTAATATCCGACCCCACACTAGTATCGGTATTTACAACATCAGCTGTGACAGCACCTCCCGATACATTACAAATACGTATGGATTTTATTATTGCCTGTACTGGTTTTTGTGGTGGTGTAGTCGACACATCAGCTGTGGGTACAGTATAAACTGTTGTCTTCGCTGTATTTGCCAAAACAACACTTCTATTTTTATAGACGTCACTCATCCTAAGTACCAGCTCCTTGCTGTTAATTCTTCACGTAAGTCTTGTTGATACGTAAAGTTCAATTGGTTAATTATGTTCTCTAGCTCACGAATAAGAATATCTTGCTGCTGCCTATCAAATGTATCTTGAGGTAAGGGTAATCTTGTAATATTAATTTTTGCCATTATCTAGTTCCATCCGGTCTAAGATCTAACCTAACCGTTCCAAATCTCCAGTTTGAATCTACAGCGTTACTAGATACTTTTATATTTGCTTGCCTACCTCGACCTCTGGTAGAAAAAAACTTTGTAGTTGCAGATGTTGTGCCTGTAAAACTTCTTGTGTTTGTACTTGCTGGATAGTTTGCAAATTCTATTTTTATATCAGTGCTGCCTGCTTGATCTTTAAAATCAGGTATGACACGAGAACATAAAAATACTTGATCTCCCTCTTGTAGATCAAAATCACCACTTGTAATCTGACAGTCCATGGCTTGACCATCATCATTAAAACCATCTTCGTGCCTGTATAAAGTTGTACACCCTGCTGTTACACCTAAAATAGTTTCGTTGTTAGGAATAGAGGCCGCATCGTAATATGTTGCGTAGGGCAATGGGTACACTCCTCGATCAACCCAAGACGTTCTTGTAAAACCAGAATTGGTATACCAAACACCTTCTAGATAGTTATATGTAACACTTCTGTCTAGAAAATCAGAACTTTCTGATGCATAAAACCAAGTCACTTCGTTAAAGTCTGTATTAACAGCAATAGAAACTTGTCCGTTTGCTGTTGAGTTAATATCGTCAAATACAAAATCTTGCACAGTACAATCTAGTTTTTTGATTGCACCATCAAACTGATAGAAAGCTGTTTGACTCATCCAGAAAGTAACACCGTTTACATCAGCTACACAGTTTGCAGATATCGCACCACAGTTCGCACCGATTTGGTTTAGACCAAATATAAATGGCGGACCAATATTATTCAAAGCATGTAGCGCTGTATCAGTCCAAACAAGGATAGAACCCCTTGATCTAACTGCTGCAACAATTTTAGAACCATCCTGTATTCTAAAAGAACCAGCTGTGTTTGTGCTTGCTGGTGCCCACGTGTTAAAATCTTCTTGTGAAGAAAAACGTAAAAACAAATCATCTTGAGTTGTACCGTTTCCTATAGTTGTTTCTGTTCCAAATAAAAACACATGCCTGTCAGGAGAAGAAACTAAAACCAGTCTATTTGTTCCAGGTGCTGCTGATATTTTTACAGCTCTGTTGTTTGTACCGTTTGATAAGTCCCAACGATATAGAGCATCATCATTCCTAATCGCTAGAAGATCCTCTCCAAAAGTATCAAGATTCCAATATGTAGCTTCCAGCTCAATAGCACTTGTAGCCCTTGGTGTATTCCAAGTACTCGCGTTCCACGTTCCAGTACCCCATCCAAAACCAAAAGATGATACATTTGTCCCGGTTGTTATTTGATATTTCGCGTTCCCCGTTCCACCTTGCGAGCTTGCTGTACCGCTGGCATTGCTTGTGTGAGTTACCTTGTATGTGTTTCCATCAACAATCTCTGTAACTTCAAACTCGTTGTTCATATCTAATCCTTGAGCAGTAGAAAAAGAATCAAAGGTTACAAAGTCACCTTGTGCTGCTCCATGAGAGCCGTGTGTAACTGTAACTATCGGTGATCCACTGGTCATGGCAAACGGACCAGTCAATGCTGCTTCTAATCTAATTGGTGTGATGTCATAAAAAACACCTTCGACGTATATGTATAATTTTCTATCAGTTCCTAATGCTAAATGTCTTACACCAGCCAAAGAAACCCAAGCTGTGCTTGCTCTTGCAACTCCTGCAATTTTTTTACCTGTAACAACTTTGCTCCATCCACCAACTTTTTCTGGAAGACCTGATCTAAAACGTACATTTTTTGCATCTATCCAACGACCTTCAGCACCGTAAGTTGTAGTTTGTTTATCTATACCTGGAGCAAACTGTGCTTTAATTAAAGGCATTATGAAATCCTCTGAAATAAACCGGGTAAACTATAACCTCTTGTTTGTGCGTTTTGACCTGAACCAGTTGTGAATGTTCCTGTTTTAGGAGAAGTTAAACATCTCCAAGTCCCTGCAAAAGAAGCATTACTGCCACTAGTAAAACCACCTATGCCATCAACTTTACCTCTATCCGCATTACCACCACCTGTATTGGTGCCACCAGTATTAACAGTAGATCCATCCATTAAACCCATGTTTCCAGTAGTGTAAGGAAAGGTAATACTGGTGCCTACACCCACACTTACAGATGTTAAATTACCTGCGGTTGATCTAAACTGAAATTCTCTTATTGCTCCTACAGCAGTTGCACTTGATGGAACAGAACTAATACCAGTCAATGCTGATCCATCAATAGCGGGTAAAGCTCCAGATAGTTTGCTTGAGCTTACAGTTGTCAATCTTGCATCAGCAAGAGTTCCTGAAGAAATATTTGAAGCATTGATAGAAGTGATGCTACTACCCGGACCACTTAAACCTACGGTAGCTGATACTGTTCCGGTAACGTTTACCCCAGAAGACGTCGTAGCGACCTTGGCGCTGTTGTTATGATATAGAGTAACAGCTCCGCCTTCTGTCGCTTGAATCATATCTTGAGTATCAGCAGCATTACGTACATTAAGTACAGAAGCTCTCATTTCTAAAGCCCCTGTTCCTGCATCCGCTATGATAGAATCATTACCGTCGTGAAAAATTTCTAAATCATTTGCTGTCCCAAATCTTGCTTTGACATCGTCACCAAAATTTAGATTACCGGTCATTGTTCCGCCACCGGCACCAAGCACTGCATTTAACTGTGCTTGAATAGTTGTACTAGTATCTGAACCATCTAAGGTTTCAAACTCAGCATTACTAACACTTTGATCAGCAATTTGTGTTGCTACTATTGGTATCGTTGCATATTTTTTTGATTCGTATGTAGCCATGTTATGTTTTAATAATAAAGTTAATAGAAATGTAAGGGTTTAAAATATCAAGTGTAGCTGTACTACCACTAAATGAACCTGACCCACCATGATTATGAGCCTGACTACTACCAATGGAATTCGTAGAACCAACATCAGGATTCCCTGTGGTAAACTGAACATGATAGTCAGATGAACCCATACCACCGTTATTACCTTTGGCCGCAGTAGGATTTGTTACTGCTCCAAATACTCCGTTTGTCGTTACAGAAGTTTCTTTCATAATAAAGTGAGAGTGACTTGGTATTTGAGCTGTTGTTAGCGTGTGGTTAGACACACTAACAGAAACAGATCCAGCAGGAGTATAACTTTCAGTTGTAGAACCACCAGTTGCTCCAAGAGCATACGTTCCTGATTTACCTATTGCCATTCTGTTTTGAAAGTTTGGTAATCCAAAAGTAGTATTTCCATCACCAGCTCCATGTGTAGTTCCAATCAATGCAAACAAAGCACTGTAAGTAGAACGTGAAACGTTTGCTCCCGTACAACCTAAATAACCTGTAGGTATATCAGCAAGCGCAGCAGCCCAAGGTAAAATCATTCCAGTAGCAATTGTAAATGCACCGGCAGCAGTTAGTTTACTATCTAGTTGAGTTTGAATATTTGAACTAACATTATTAAGTCTTTGAAACTCTGCATTACTAATAGATTTATCAGCAATCGTATCCGCTTGAATTGGTAGGGAGTATCTTCTAGACTCGTACGTTGCCATACTATTTCTCCGTTATTTTCCAGCCGTGAGTATTTCCTGTAAATACAATCGTAAATGCAGCTCCTTCTGTTGAAACTGTTCCGTTTGCTGTTGCTCCAAATATTTTTTTACCATTTGGATTTATTGTTAACGCAAGTGTATCAAAGTTATCTGCAACATCCATAAAAGAAATTTCATCTCCAACAGCTGGAGCTGCAGGTAATGTTACTGTAATTGCATTACTGGTAGTATCTATAAATAATTTTTGTCCACTAAACGCATTTGCTGTTGCTGATGTTATTGTTGTTGCTGACCATCCTGAACTTGTTGTTTGTAGTGGATACCAGTTTGTACCATCAGTTGCTAAAAGAACTCTACCACCAGGAGCAATGCTAAAAGTATTACCTCCTGAACCCAGCTTCATTGTTATAGTACCATTTACAGTACCGTCGTTTATAATAAAAAAGATTCTTTCAGGACCTGTTGATCCACTATTGTCAGTTTGAATAACAAACGCTGTATTGTGACCATGAAACCTTATAGCTGCTTGTCTAAGTTCGTTGTTAGCTGCAGTCACTGGTCCATCGTTTGATGATAGAGTAACAGGACTTGATGCCGATCCTAAATTTTTAGAATAAACACCAGATATTGCTTCCTCAATAGTATTATTGAAAGTATTGTTTGTGGTATTACCCCAAGAGTTTGCTTGTTCTCCAGTGCCAATTAGTTCTATTTTTAATCTAGTCGAATAACTTGATGCCATTATGCTGCTTCTCCTTCAATTGTTCCAGCTCCGGTTTCATCTACCTCAGTCCAAGAGCCTCCACCTGCCCCGGTAGTGTCTACAGGAGTTAAAGGTATCGTAGCTGTAGTTGTATCATCTACATCACTAAATGTAAACGTAGAAATTGTTCCAACAGCAGATGTCAAGGAGTTTCCTGTTACATTCACACCATAGCCCAGACCCACACTATTTACAGATAAAGTAAGAGATTGCCCTGATAAAAAAACATCCAAATTTGGTACAACTGAGTTAACAGAGCTTGTCATAGATAGCCCAGAAACTGCAGCTACCGGAGACAATTGAACAACGGTTCCTGTAACACTGATGGTATTTCCCATACCAACGCCGTGCGTAGTGCAGTAATATCTAATCGTGTTGTGTGTGTTTTGAGGAACTGTAAACTCTACTTTTGCTCCAGCTTGACCAGGCACACCAGTTGCTACAACGCCATCGGTAATAGGGGTGCCCGCTGTTGTTTGAAATCTTAGTGGGTGTGATCCATTTGTCTCATTACTTTGATCAAATATATATTTTCTACCTTTTATCAATGCTAGTGTAGGTCGTTGTACACCGTCAATTACAAATACATTTCCATATCCACCAACATTTACTACAGTTACAACAAAGGTTGTGTCAGCCGCTGGTAGTCCTGCAACTTGTGAAGTAAGAGCAGAAGGAGCTGTTACTGCTGGACCTAATGTGACTGAACCAACAGCACTTGTTAAACTGTTTCCTGAAACAGTAGCTAAAGCAGTTCCGCTAACAGATTGTTGTCCTGATGTAGCCGTGGTTAAATTGAAGCCTTGTTCTATTGCTGTTACTCCTCCTATCTCTTGACCAAGAGTTACAGTCATAGCTCCTCCTCCAGTAGCCAGATGAATAGTACCATCTGCTGTCACACTACTAGGTGAGTTCAATGTAGTGTTAAGACTTTGACCTGATATGACAGGCAGTACTTGAGGTGTTACAGAATTTTCACTAACATCTAAAAGAAAGCCATTTACAAAGTGAGTTTTTTGTACCGAGTATGCGTTAGATAAAGTAAGTGTAAGTGTGTGACTTGCAGGAGTAATTACAATTTCTTGTACTCCTTCTCCTACAGCTCCAAAAGGTGCCTGTCCAAATGCGGTTGCTCCGAAAAACATTACTTACCCTTGTTCTTTTTTTAGTAAATACTCAAAAGTGTCCGCTTTATTCTCTTCTAATTCTTTTATTTGAGATTTTAATTCTTCGACTTCTGTTTTTAAATCTTTGATTGCCTCAATAAGTAAGGGTACTACTTTGTCATAATGAACAGTTTTGTAATCAGTATCTAAATTATGTGCCGCAACTATTGGTGCTTCAGTTACAATTTCTGGTAATACTTTCTCTATTTCTTGTGCGGATACTCCAACCTCCATACCGTTTTTGAAAGCATCTTTATCAATATTTTTTGCAAGATCATTCCATTCATAATAATAGCCATTTAACTTATCAACTTTTTCTAAAGCATTTTCTATTTTACCATGGAAGTTTTTTAATCTTTCATCCGAACTATAGGCTGTAATGTTGCCCGTCGCGCTGAAGGAGCCCGTATATGAGCCAGACATTGTAATAGTACCATTACCAGTATTTAAACCAATACCGTTTCCTGCTGATACAGTTGTTGCACCACCACTTGTAACTTGCGTGATAAAGCCAGAGTCATTTGTAAGTTGAGATATGTTTCCTGATATTGCACCAGATAGAGTTGTAGCTGATAATGTTCCGTTTACTGAAAATCCTGTGCTAGTTGTTTCTGCCCGTTTTGTATTATCAAAATAAAGGTCTACTCCATTAGTATCGTTAGCAACAAACAATGTTTTATTATCCGCTGCATTGTTTACGGCAAGGTTATCTGTAAGAAATCGTATTGTTGTACCAGGGGAGTTATCTTTAATTATATTAAAACCAGAACTACTTTCGTGAAATATTTCTAAATCACTACCAGCACCAAATAAAGCCTTTCCGTTATCTGGATATTTTACATTACTATTTACCATTATGCTAATTTAAAAAGTTTTTTAATTTTT